TATGTCTTTGGCAACATGAACTTCAACCAATCATCAAAAATCTATGCTGTCCACAACAGCAAGTATGGTGAGATTTGGTGGTATTACCCAAGTAATGCAAGCAATGAGAATGACAGCTATGTCACCTATAACTACAGAGAAAACCATTGGAACATTGGCACATTAGGCAGAACAGCTGGCACTGATGCTGGCGTGTTTACCAATCCCTTGATGGTTTCGGCTGATGGCTATCTCTATGACCATGAGGTGGGTTTTGCTTATGACAGCGCCAGCATCTACGCTGAGTCTGGCCCAATCCAGATTGGCAATGGCGACAATGTGATGTCTGTGCGCGAAGTTGTGCCAGATGAGCAGACTTTGGGTGAGGCGGTGGTGTCATTTAAAACCAGAAACTACCCAACTGGAGCGCAATCTACATTTGGGCCATATACGGCAGCAAACCCAACTTCTGTCAGGTTTTCTGGGCGCCAAGTCAATATCAAGGTGACTGGTGCGGTGTTAGCTGATTGGCGTGTTGGGGTGATTAGGCTTGATGCTGTGGCTTCTGGAAAACGATGACAGACCGAATTTATGAGATCAACCGGTGTCGCCAATGGATTGAGGCGGCTTTAGAATACAGCGGTGGGACACATACACTAGACGACATTGCTGCGGGGATTCTGTCAAATCGGTATCAATTGTGGCCAGGTCAGATTTCAGCAGTGGTGACAGAGGTGATTGTTTATCCGCAGCTAAAGGATTTGCACTTTTTTCTTGCTGGTGGTGATCTCGATGAATTGAAGAAGATGCGGCCTCATATTGAGAATTGGGGCAAGTCTGTCGGATGCACAAGGGTAACGCTGGCTGGCCGCAAGGGCTGGGAGCGTACATTTTTGAAAGACGAGGGATATGAGCCTCAGTGGTTTATCCTTTCAAAGGAGTTGATATGAGCTTAGGTGGCGCTTCGGGATATACAAATTTTGCTGACCCAGCCCAAGGTGGTGGCGGTGGTAAAGGTGGCGCCAACTTGCCATCATTGATTGAGCAGCCATTGCCACAATTCACTGGCGATGACCCCTACTCCCAGATCATGGCAATGACGCCAGCTTTCAGAAACCCATACGCAAATTCTTCTATAGGCAATGCGCTTGGCGGCTTTGACCCTAGTATTTATGCCAGGGGGATGCAAGGCGATGCTGTCACCGGCGGCGGTGGTGGCGGCGGTGGTGCTAGTCCCATCATGGGTGGTGTGGGTGTGGGTAACGCTGTAACAGAAGTTGACCCATACGACCAAGCGGGTCAAGATGCCATCAATAAAATTGAGCAAGAAGTAATAGCTATCGGACATAAAATGTACGAATTAAATGCCGAAGGCCAATTATGGAAAAAAACATCTGAAATACTTACACCTGCTGGTGCCGCTTTAGCAAGAGATGTAATTAAAGCCTCAGCAGGTCTTATAAGTGGCTCAATGATAATGTCTATACTTAAACAGTTCACTGGAAAACCAAATCAAGCTGGCCAATTAGGTCGAAAGTCTGGCCAAGATGATTATAACATAGCAAAGGAGTTATTCAAATGAAACGACGAGCACAATCACGCCGTGAGGCTAAAAGAGACTTCTCAAGAAAGTCTAAACAACATCCACTAAACAACCGTCCTAAACCAATGCGCGGTGGATTCTCTCTTTAATAAAGACAAGTGTATTTCACGCGTCAGCTAAAGGACTAACATGCCATGCGACAAGCCACTACACGCATTCCAACTCAAAAATTCAAAGACCGCCAACGGAAAGGCGGTAATTCTGTTTCAATACCCCAACCACCGACAATCGTTCGAAAGAACACAACTTGCTTGTGGGCGATGTACGGGATGCCGATTAGAAAGATCTAAAAACTGGGCAATACGATGTATACACGAGGCACACTTACATGAAGAAAACTACTTTATTACCTTCACTTATGACGATACTAATCTCCCGTGGAATAATTCTCTTCGCCCTAGGGATCTCTCTTTATTTTTTAAACGCTTGCGCAAAAAGCAAAATGTCCGTTACTACGCCGTTGGGGAATATGGCGATCTACTTGGAAGACCACACTATCACGCAATCATCTTCAACTTGCGACTCGATGATCTCTTACCTTACAGTTATAACAATGGCAATCGACTCTATACGTCAAACATGCTGTCAAAACTCTGGTACAATGAAGATACCAAAGAAATACTCGGAAACGTATACATCGGCCACGTTACATTCGAATCAGCCGCATACTGCGCTAGATACATCCTTAAAAAACAATTAGGACATAATGCACTTAAACTTTACTACGATAAAGACACTGATACATACTATGATAAAGAGACTGGACTCGACTATGTCGGCGAAATTCCTGAATTCGTCCGTATGTCAAGAAATCCCGGCATTGGAGCCGGATTCTTCGAACTCTATAAATCCCAATTTTATCAAAAAGGAAATAACGGTACTGTATCCATCCGTGGTGGAGTTATCTCAAATACACCGCGTTACTACGATAACCGGTATGAAAAACTGGATTCTGGTAGAATCGAGACAATAAAACAACAAAGGAGGGCAAAAGCAGAAGCATCACAAAAACTACCACGTAACCGTAGGGCAACAGTTGGCCTACGTAACACAAGAATAACAGCATTAAAAAGGAAATTAGAAAATGAATAGTATGCAAATCTTCTCACTTCGTGACACAAAAAGCGCTCATTACGGTAAGCCGATAATCGCACCTCATCAAGCTCCATTAATCCGTGAATACGATGAAGCGGTTAATGATGACAAGTCAACCTTGTCAAAATTTCCTCAAGATTTCGATTTGTATAAAATCGGCGATTTTGATCATATATCTGGCAAAATAACGCCAGATGAAAATCCAATTCATATAATCAATCTTGTAACACTAAAACGAGAGGCCACTAAAAATGGGTAAAACAGTACGCCGTGATGTCGGCACAAATTCAAAAGTACAACAACAGTACAAAAATCAAAATAATGTCAACCACATTATGAAACAACACGCAAGAGGCATTAATCCTACAGGTCAGCTACAAGATCAGTATCTTGATCTAACAGAAATGCCTGATCCAATCGAAGCTTTAAACGCTTCTGCAAGACTAAAAGGTTATTTTAGTCACTTGCCACCAAAAACACGTCAAAGGTTTTCACATGATCCAAAAGAGCTCGCTCTTTTTCTTCAAGATCCACAAAACCAAGACGAGGCTATTAAATTAGGCCTAGCACCTCCAAGAGTGCCTATAAAAGCTCCGAAAGAGCCTGCACCCATCAAAGTCATGATGGTAAATCCGGAGCCTCCAAAAGCGTCGTAAAGCACGTTTGAAAGACGTTGAAGCGTAGCGACTTAAAGCCCCTGAGAAATTGGGGGCTTTTTTCGTTTATAGAAAATCCGAGGGTGTGGGAACATATATATACTTGTTGTAAATGTTCCCACTGACACCTTTTAAAATAAAAGTGTCAAAAAGCTTACTTAATACAAAAGAAAGCGTAAAAAGTGATACTATCACGGTAAAAAATGGTTATTATTTAATCATGGAACAAATCGATTTTGTCGAAGAATTAAAAATACAGCAAAAAAAACTTCAAATGGCTGTAAAAGATAATAAAATAAAAGATTTCATTATTCGACTTAACCTTAAAAAAGGTAAAATATGAAAAATAATAAACAAATCCAATATAAACTTATGTTGGAAGCTATCGAAAAATATCGAATATCACAATTAAAACAAGGAAAATAATGCGTAATCCTTCAATAATGCCACCACAAAAAAACTTTGCAGAAGTGCCTGCAAACCAAGCTTATCAACGCTCCGTGTTCAATCGTACACACGGACACAAATTTACACTTACACCTGATATACTTTACCCAATCTTCGTTGACGAAGTACTTCCTGGTGATACCTTTAACATAAATGCAACAATAGTTGCAAGACTGGCCTCCTCAATGGAGCTCCCAATAATGGATAATATCCATTTTGATACATTTTGGTTCTATTGCCCTAATCGTCTCGTATGGATTAATTGGGTTAAAATGATGGGTGAACAAGATGACCCAGATGACACAATTGATTATGAATTTCCCTCTATTTCAATTCCTGCCGGTGGTTATGCTGTAGGCTCAATTGCTGACGGTTTTGGAATACCACCCGGAATAAGAACAGGCGCTGGCTCTTTAATCAATTCTTTACCATTTCGTATGTATAATTTAATATGGAACCAATGGTTTAGAAATCAATTATTGCAAGATTCTTTACCTGTACCCATGGGAGATACGGGAGATTCAAGCGCATATTATAATACGTGTGCAAAAAGAAACAAACGTTATGATTACTTCACATCATGCTTATTGGAACCACAAAAAGGCGATCCCGTAACAATACCAATAGATGTCGCTGGTTATACTGCTGGTGCTTATGGTACAACTAAAAGTTTAGGACTTCGCTCCGCTACAGAAAATTTTGGTATATATAGTGATGATGCATCTGCGGGCTTAAATCGGGTCCGATTCGCCACAGGTTCGTATAATCTATCTGTGGGTGCTGCTAAAGGCACTATAGGCTCTGTCGATGCCGATGTAGCTTTAGGACTCGCAACAGATCCAGATA